TTGACTACGATAGATCCAATGTATCAGATACAAGTTATGACTGGTATATTTGGTCCAGTAGGCAAAGGTTGGACATATGATGTAAATTATATTTACACTGACAAAAATGTTTTTGCAGAAGTAAAAATAAAATACACAGATGCAGGTAACAATAACAATAAGATATTTGAATATGGTCCAGTATCTTCAGTACAAGCATTGTACAAAAAGAATGGTGGTCTAGATGACGAAGCACCAAAGAAAGCTATGACAGATGCAATGACAAAAGCATTTAGTCATCTTGGTATTAGTGCTGATGTATTTCTTGGTTTGTTTGACAACAATAAATATGTTGAAGAAATGACGAAGAAGTTTGAAGCACCAAGCAATATTAAAATTGTAAACGTAAAGGAGTTAAACAATGGTAAACAAAGTAATGCTGATAGGAAGACTGGGAGCAGATCCAGAGATCAAGCAAACTAAAAAGGGTGAATCATTTGCTAATTTGTCTTTAGCTACTAATAAAAAGTACAAAGACAAAGAAGGACAATGGGTAGAAAAAACTACATGGCACAAAGTTGTTGTGTGGGATCCAAGACTTGCAGACAATATGCAAAAGTATGCAAAGACTGGTACTCAATTATATGTTGAAGGTGAATTAGAAACTAGACAATTTAAAGATTCTAATGATCAAAACAGAATTGTGACAGAGGTTGTTATACCTCGATACACAGGCAGTATTAGATTAGTTGGTGACAAACCTTCATCAGCAGCCGCTTCAAAAGCCGCAGCCAATGATGGAGATTGGAACGAACAATTCTAATAGGTTAAGCAACTCACCTATATGGGCAAGTCCCAAGTAAGTAGTTGTATAAATAACGAAAGTTGATTTCGTTGGTTTATAAACATCTAATGTTGTGCTGGTAGGCGGCTATCTTTGAGGTCGCCTACCTTATAAAATTTAATGAATTACATTTCTAGAATGTAAAGAATGTTTAAGTTAACATAATACGCCAAATTGATGGAGTACTCAGTGTTATTAAATAGAGATACTAAATGTGGGTTAGTTAACCAATGCTTAAATATTCGTTATAGAATTTGTGACGACAAATAGGTAAGCTAGAACCTGTATGATAGATATACTAGATAAGCTATCAGCTAAAGTCCTGCTGCTGATTAAGATCATGTGAGTAAGTATTAAGTAGTCCAGTAAGGTTAAATTGTAATATACGCCTGTCATGGTTTACACTACTTGATGCTTACTTTTTTTTATATGTGAGGTGTTCGATACCGAAATTTATTATAGCGTTTAGCTATGATATTATCTTTAAAAGATTTGTTTAAAGACCGAAAACTATCTAACCAAGAAGTTGTAGAGTCTTTTGATAACATTGCAGATTGTGTAACAGTTGATTTACTCAAAGGAGTAAGCATAGATGCTGCACAAGTTGCACTTGTATCTAATGTAATGAACATAGCTAGTAACTACAAATCTAAAAAATTTGCTATAGATCTAATGAAAGGAGCTTTAGCAGAGCTAGAATCAGACCATTTTCGAGAAAAGGGTGGTAAGCTATCATAGAGCCACGTATATAAGCACTAGCTTGTATGCATAGGTTGGGTCGCATTTAGTCCCTTTCGTTAATCCTAGAGCCTCTCAGACAGCTTTATTAAGGTGTTTTATTCAAGAATTAGCTTTTTTATTGATTTAGACCCATCAATGTTATTTTCAAGCTCTGCTTTGGATTTGATACATTGATAGCTAACATTGTCATCTATTTTTCTAGATGCAATTCTTTTACCTTTTAAACATTCACTCATAGATGATTGTATTCTATGTTCTTTAATTTCATTATTAACTATCATCAACAGGGCTACCACAGTTTCTAACATTAATGTGCTGCCTTTCCATTAGCTCTTACTTTATCTTTTAGATCTTCAATATCTTTTAAAGCTTTGTCTAATTGTTCTCTTAAAAATTCTATATTAACTTTATTAGTCATATTCATTTCTTGAGTAGCTTCCATTTTTTCTACAGTTTTATAAAGATCTTCAATTAAAAAATGTTGTTCCTGGTCGGTAGGTACTTGTTCAGATTTCTTAAGCAAATCATTTTCAAATAATTCTCTTGATGTTTCTAACGACACTAATCTTGCAGTTATTTCTGTAAAAGCTAGTACTCCTGCTGCTACGAGGACTATCAATGAGGCAACTGTCTTCATAGGCATCTGCACAGCTGCCGACTCCGAAATGTTTAATGGCTTAGGCATTATTTTTTCCTCATAATATCAGCACCCTTTAATCCATAAATCGCCGATACTACACCGATAAAAATTGCTTGGTACCAATAAGGTAAATTTTTGAAATACTCAAAAAATAAATCTAGTTTATTACGAATCTCTGGATCGTCAGAAAAAACAGACCAACCCAATAAAAGAATAGGCAAAGATACAAGCACGAGGACAAACTCGTCCTTCCAACCATTATCATTGCTCTCAATAACTTTCGCTTTATATTCAAGTTCACCTTTACTCATCTGCTCTGCATGACGCATTTGTGCATCTGCCATAAGCATTTGTGTTTGTTTTTTTTTCTTGTATATATGCGATCCTGCTTGGACTGCAAGTTTTATTGCACTAAACCACATATTAATATTTCCATACGTTAGGTCTTACTACATACTTTTGATCAACGTCTTGTGTTAACCAATCTAAATGAGTAAAACTTTTAGCTATACCAATACCTGTAGGCTTTGGATCATAATGTAATGCAAAGTCTATTAGTTTGTATTGTAGCTGTGTGTTAGTTCCTATATCAACTGCCATACCTGTTGTATGTGGTCCATCTGGACCAGTTGAAGATACCGAATTATTATGTTCGCTGCATCTATATCCAGAGTTAATACTTACACCCTGTCCAATATGTTCTCTCCAATCTTGACAAAATTTAACTGCAACTTCTTGCATTTCATTTTTACCACAATGAGAACAAGCAAATTCTTCTGCAGTAAAGTTTGGGTAATTACTATAATCCATTTTGTTTCTCCAATCTGTCCATTGATATAAACTGGCTTTCTTGTATATGATTGTCCCAGATACCGAGTTCAACTATACCCCAAGACCAACCAGTTAAGTTTAGTTTAGCATACTCCTCAACATGATTAAAAGGCAACGCACAACCCACATTTACTATTCTTACATAATTTTTATCTCCAATTTTAGGAGCTTTCCAATCTCTGTATTTATGAGTATGACCAAATACTATATCGTTAGTTGCATCATTAGCTATTTGTATTTCACAGTTTTTACCACCATATTCTTTGCCCATAATATTTAATGGACAATGAGTAAAGGACACTCCTGCAATATTTTTAAATGCACCATATGGAGAATGTTTCCAGTTACGTTTATCAAAAGAGTCATGCAGCTCTTTTTTCATCATACCTTGTATTTCCGGGATCTGTTCTTCAAATTTAAAAACTCGTTGTTCATGATTACCAAATGTAACGTGTCTAGGTATTCTATCGTTGTCTATATGTTTATCTAAAATATCTATAGACTTACGCATAGATTCTATATCTACCATGTAAGCATCTTTAAGCTTACCTGCTTGTGAAGAATTTTTTTGAAAAAAACTTAAGCTATCAAAAGATGCCCAGTCACCTATTTGAATAATATAATCTGGTTCAGATTCTTTTATGTATTTACCTATCCATTTAAATCTATCTTGATTTATATTTGGACTATCATGGGCATCACCTATGACAATTATTTTATGACCTTTAAATAACATTTACCTCTTTACACAAATACTTGGTTGCTATTCTGTGTTCGTTTATATCACCTTGTTGTGCTAGAAGTTTTTCACTTATATTTAAAGCTTCTGCAACGCACTCACTCCAAGTATCAAAGTGTTGAGGATAATTTATTGGGGGTGTACATTCAAAATTTATAAATGAACAAATCCATACTGTAAGTATGAATTTCATCTCATGTTTAAATAGCCTAATATACCTGCTGCTACAGATCCAAGAAATACTAATACAGCTACTATTCCCTTACCTTTAGATACACTATCAGATAAAGTATCTACTTTTTTTTCTAGTCTTTCAATTGAAGTAATTAAATTTTTCATTCTTTCAGCACATAGTTTTTCATGAGCTGATAATCTTACACCTGCTGCCATTTCATTATATTGTCTAGGTGTAATTTTTTTTTTAGGCATTATTATTTCCAATAAAGAATTAAATATCTACCTGTTGCGTTATCATCTCTTGGGTGTGAACCTGCTGAAACAAAGTCAGTACCACTTGCACTACCATCAAAACCTGCACTAAAAGTTGTATTACTTTTTCCAGTATCATCATTTAAGTCAAATGTACTTTCAGAGCCACCAAATATTCCATTTCCATATCCAAAGTTATCAGTAACTCCACCACCTTGAATTGTATATGGGTCGCTATCTAAACTAATTGTTGTAGGTGGAAAATTATCTCTTTGAGTAAATGAACAAGTTGTTCCGCTTTGCATAGCGGCTAACATAGCGTTAGATGTTGAATTACTAGAATTAAAAGTAAAAATTATATGTCTTGGTGGATTTGTTGAAGTTTGAACACCAGATGTACCTTTAACCATTAATTTAGTTGGTGTTACTCCACTAGGTATTCTTCCATATCCATAATATTGATCATAAGCTATTGTAGAAATATCTGCTGTTCCAAATTTTGTTGAATTTACCCAAGAACCATTAGTAAGACTATTTTGTTCCAAAGTATTAAACCACCAGAAACGCATATAGCCACCACCATCTGTATTCATATCACACCAAAGCTGAACAGGATTAGCCATACCACTAGCTTGAATCCAGTAATATCCATCTGTTGTTGTGCTAGTTAAAGTTTTAATTGCAGAAGCACTTGTAGCAAAAGCAGCTTGTGATGAACCATCTGCAAATTTTCTTAAAATTGAAAATGCTCTTGTTGATGTATTTGTTCCATCTGTTGCTGAAACAGTGAAGTTATGGGTTACACCAGCAGAAGCGTAAGAGTCATTAACATTTGGTGTTCCAGTAATTAATCCAGTAGCACTAGCAATTGATAAACCAGTGGGTAAAGAACCAGTAGAAATTGAGTGAGTAACACTTGAACCCTCTGGGTCTGTTGCACCTGCATTTAAAGTAGCTGTTACAGCAACATCTTCAATTACTGTGCCTAAACTGCCTGAAGCAGTAGTAAAAGCAGGTGAGGCATTAATATTAAAAGCATTGTTTAATTGTCCAGATAAACCACCAGTATTAGATACTTTTACTGTAAATGGTTCTTTTGAAGCATCAATATTTGTATTTACTCTTGCAGTAATTTGAGTTGGACTATTTACTGTAACTGTTGGTGAAGTATAAACTGTATTATCGTTTGCAACAAATTCTACAGTATCACCAGTTGCAAAATTTTCACCAGTTATAACTAAATCAAAATTAGCATCTATTTGAGCTTGTGTAATATTATTATTGTTTACAGAAGTGACACTTGGTGAAACTTCAATAGAAATAAAACCATTTGAATTTCTACCTTCAAATTTTCCAGTTGTAGAATTAAATCTAAATTGACCTGCTGTAGATCCTCTTTGAGCTGTTGTACCACTTGCAAGTTTAGTACCTTCAGTACCAGTATCTACTATGTTTTCAAATTTGAAATCTGCAATATCTCTTGCTTTAGTCATGGAGTCTTAATCCTCCACAGGTGGTCTGTACCCAGTTAATGCAGTTACTTCAGCTTGTGTTAATCCCAAGTCTAATAGTTTTTGATTACCACTTGTTCTTGGGTCTACATAGTTATCCATTTCAGTTTGAATTTCAGACCAAGTTGGTGCTGTACCAGAAAACATATCTGCTTTCATAACATTATATTCATTTTCATTTTTTGGTGTATCACCAGAATAACCATTAAAGTTTTCTTTATTTCTTACTACTCTATCAAATTTATTCATTAGTTTTTATACTCCATAATTGTTAATGTTCCTCTTGTTTGCCCATTAAGTCTGCCATCATCACTACTACTGTTCACCATATATGTTGCTTGTGAATCTGCAGTGTAAAGTCTAAATCTTAAAGTGTATGTTCCTGCAGGAATTGTACCTGCTGGAATTACAAATCCTTGTGAAGATGAAGTTTGTCCCATAGCACCTGAAGTGACACCATGATAGAAATTACCTCTACCCTCAAAGTCATAATCACTTCCACCAGATTTTGAAAATCTTATTCCAAAACCAGAGAAATCGTTTCCATGACCATCTTCTCTTGTTGGTACTCTCATATTAACAATAAAACTATTATTAGTTGGGTCTAAAGGCACAAATGAAGTTGTCCAATCAAATATATTTTGATTAGCAGTATTATTAGGTGAGTATCGTGTACTGTGTTCATAATAATAAATTTTTTTAATTACTCCACTAGGTGCGTCTGTCCACGAAATATTTGCACCAGCACCACCACTTTGAAGTACTTGTCCTGAAGTCCCTGCACCAAGTCTAGCTAGACCAGAGCCATCTCTGTAAAGTATATCGCCTTGTGTAGTTAGAGTTGTTGTAAGATCAGTACCATTTGTACCTGCACTAGACATTTGTTCCCAATATGCAGTTGCAGAAGCAGGGTTTTGATTTGTACCTGCTTGAATACAAACGTATGAAGATCCAGAAAGGCTTACCACGTCATCTACAACATAAGCTGTTGCAGAGTTCCATGCCCCTTTCCAATTAAATTTAATATTTCCTAGTGTAACTGTTGCCATATCTTCTCCTTTTTAAATTAATTTAAATAACATTCTACGCACATTATACAGTTGCTGTAAGTTTACCATTGCTAATAGACCAAGTAAATCCAGAAGCAGCATATTGTACATCATCAAAAGACTCATATTCTGATTGTGTAATATTATCAGCACCTTGATTAGTTGTTTGTACTTGTAATGTATTATCTGCTGGTACAGGTGTATAAGCTGTACCACCCATTCCAGAATGAGATGAACAATAGTAGTATAAAGTAGGTGCACCAGCAGCAACAACAATAGTAACTTGTGTAGAAGAATCTACTGTTACTCCTGTTGTGTATGGAGCTGATGGTGAGTTATTTGCGTTAGTAGAAAATCTAAATGGGTGTGCAGAAGGGTGTGTAAATATATAAGTATTGCCTTCTAATAAACTTAATGTTTTTTGTTGTACTCCATCAATATAATAATAACCACCACTATCAGTAACAGTTATGTTTATTGTAGAAGGAGTAAATGAAGTTTTAAATCCATACACTTCTGCAGAAGATGCATTAGAATATTCTAGTGCTGTACCGCCAGAGTTCACAACTAAAGCCTGTCCTGCTGATCCAAGAGCTGCAGGTGTATCTGTTAAATCATTAATAGATATATTAGCTAATTGAAATGTACCATAAGCCACTACCATAAGAATATCATTAAGAGCAGCAGGACTAGCTAGTACAATTGAATTACCAGAAGTTGCTGTATAGTCTGCTCCAGCTAACTTAACACCATTAAGATAAACATCTATAAATCCTGCATCATATGCTAAAACAGAACCACTAGAATCTGCTCCACTAAATGTTTGTTGACTTGCTGTTGCTGTGTATTCAAACCTGTCAGCTGTGCCATTAACTGTAGAACCTGCAGCCGCCCACCCAGAAGTTTTGTAAACTTTAAGCTCATCTCCTACAGTATCGAAGTAAAGATCTCCCACGTCCAAGGCACTTCCATCTGGATCTTGTGTTGGAGCTGAAGCACTTGGTCCTAAATAAATATTAGCAAAAGCATTAATATCAGTAAGATTATCACCTGCTCTAATAACAGATGCAGCAGATGCTGCTAATGTAGATAATCCAGATATTCCTGCAAGTGTAGTAATATCTGATGATATACCAGCAACAGTTCCTACATTATTTGTTGGTGATATTTGACCAGCTACTAAATTAATATTTGTTGCGTTTGCTACTGCGGCATCAATATTTGTTTGTTGTGATGCTGTTGGAGTTAATTGTTTCCAAAGTGTATTACCAAGATCATACACTTTCATTACATTGTCAGTAGTATTAAAATATAATGCTCCATCTGATAAAGCATTGCCATCATTATCTACTGTTGGATCACTAGCTTTAGATCCTAAAAAATCATCATCAAATGTATCAAGAGCTGCTTCTGCTGCTGTTTGTGCTGTTTGTGCTGCTGTTGCAGAATTAGCCGAAGCTGTTGCAGAATTTGCAGCTGCAGTTGCAGAGTTTGCTGCATTTGTTTCTGCACTTAATAATGCTGCAGAATCAACAGAAAATTCTAAAGCTGTACCACCACTATTTACAGATAACATTTTACCTGCAACTAAATCTGGAAATGTAAGATCAAAAGTATTTGATGTTGTTGCTGAAGCTCTAGGAGAAAACTTAAGATCTCTTTCAAGCTGTTGAGCCATAGCTACAATTTTATCTAATTCTTCATTTAAAGATGCAATTTGAAAAGCTCCAGATGTTGGAAAGTCTGTTGTTCTAGAAATAGCTATATCTCTAGAAATTGTAATAATATCATTAAGTGTAGCTCCACTACCACCTAATGTAATAGATCCACCACCTGTTACACCAGCTCCTGTTACAGAATATTGTGATGCACTGCTAGGTGATGCATTAAATGCAAGTAGTGTACTACCATTATAAACTTTTAAGTCTGCGTTAGCAAAAAACTCAAAAGGTACAGTAAAAGATGTTTGACCAGATGTTGCTGTATATTGTACTCGTGGTTCTACATCAGAAATATTTATTGCCATTATCGAAGTCCTTTTTCTATATCGTCAAATAACCAATCCAGATACCATACGTTCTGAAATGGAATTAATCTACGCACATTACGAGCTGTGTAGTGATTATAGCTGTTACCACCTACATCATACATAATGTCCATTACATTATAAATTTGTGATGCCGAAGGACCAATTAATCCTACTTTAGATCTCATAGAAGATCCATAAGGTTTACCTTCTCCAAGTAATGGTCTAATACCAATTCTATTATCTGTTAGAGCTTCTACTGCTCTATTAACATCTACATAGATTCCACCAAGTCCAGATCTATCAAATGCATTAAGAAGTTTTTCTGTTAATGACATTTTACCATAATCTTTATTAAATCTAAATTCGCTATAAACTGCATCTACTAACATACCTGTACCCATTAATAAGAATGAACCAAATAAAAAATCTAAATCTTTTTCTTGCATACCTCTTAACAACATTCTTTGTGTTGCTGCCATTGCAAATTTTTTAAACTGAACAATAACACTAGCTAACTCATAGTTCATAAACAATGGAGTATCTCCTTTGCCTGGAGTTACAATTGTAATATTTATATCTTTATTTAAAGCTCCACCAAAAGCTTGTTTAGCTGCATCATCTGTCCATTCTGCAGTATTAGCCATAAAATTATATTTTAATTTAGTTCCATGTTTATCAAACTCATTAGCTATTCTAATTGCAGTTTGTTCATCAATACCAGAAGCAGCAAGTTTAGTTTTATTTTTATCTGCCAATGTACCTTTACGCCATTTAATAGAGTCTTCTAATATTCTAGAACCAATAGTTACAGATGCAGCACTTTTCATAAACTCTGTCCATCTAGACATTAAGTTTACATACATAAAATTAAAGTTAGCTGCTTTACCCATCATGCCTTCTATTTTAGAAGTCATACCAAACATATCTCCAATGTCAGAAAATAACATAGCTCTTTGACCTGTAACCATATCTACTGCTTCAGCAAATGATTGAGCTTCTTTTTTACCTGCTTTAAATATACCTGCATTTTTATTTGAAAGCATATCTGCCCACATTTCAAATTGAGTTTTAAATCCTCTTTCAATACCAGATGTCATAGCTATTCTGGCTACATCAGCTGTAGCTGCAAAAAAACCTGTAAGCATTGTAAGAGCATTATAATGTTTCATTGTTCTCATAGCTCTAGAAGTCCAAGCATGAGGATCTGCAGGTAAACCATATGTACCTCTTACAAGTTCTATAGCTGCTTCCATATCTTCTAGTACTTCATTTCTTTCTTTAATAATTTTAGCTTTAGCTTCTTTTGATTTAGCTTTTAATGCTTTTAAATTATATTCATTAGCTACTTGAATAAGACCAGGAAAAGTCATTGAGTTAGCTTCATCAATATATTTATATCCAAGACCACTTGGATCTCCATATTTTTGTGTAAATAAAATATCTGGAGTTACTTGTCTGTAATATGTTTTCATTAAAGAAAATATGTCACTTACAATAAAACCATTTTCTATTAATTTTAATTGTGTTTCTGGTAAAAGATTTAACTCTCTAGCTCTTGTAGCTCTAGCATATCTAGGTCTATTAAATGCATATCTTTCATAAATAAGATCATCAATGTTATCTGTATATTTTGTTTTTTCAAATCTAACAAAAGGAAAATGAGAAGCTAAATCATCTACTAATACATTTAATTTTTTTTCGTTAATGTATTTACCACGTTTTATTAAATCTTCTCTTATAATATCTTTAAATAAATTTTTATTTTTTTCTATAGCATTTTTAATGTAAATAATATTAATATAATCTTCTATTAATTTTTCAGCTCCAATTAATCTATCTTCTAATTTTTTAATTTTATTTTGTATTTCTGTTCTAGAATATTGAGATGTTTGTCCATCAACTTTAGATTTAAAAGTTTTACTAGCTTCACCTTTTTTAACCATAGTTTCTAAAGTAGATTTCCAAAATGCAAGTTCTCTTTCAATAGGTAATTTTCTAATACCTAAATCTTGCATATCTTTACCAATTGGTTTGTAAACTTTTTCATCTGATATTCTTGCAGCTGCTGCAACTTCTGGAATATCATGTTGCATTTTAGTTAATCTTGTTTTTGTAACTTCTGTTGCAAACTCTTGAAGACTCATGTATTCACCATTAAATCTATTATGAAGATTAATACCAAGTTCTGTTTTAGGAGTTTTACCTTGTACTCTATTTATATATAAAAGATATTGTTCTTTAATACCTTTCATTGCTTCAATGCTACCAACTTCTCTCATTCTTAATTTTGTTTCAATAGATGCATCAGTAGATTTAAAACCATATTCTTTTGTATTTTTAAGTTTTAATAAAGGTGTATCTAATATATCTGCAATCATAGTTCTTGCAGTTTTAGAAGAAGATTTAGTAAGTCTAAACACATTAGTCCAAGGACCATCTTCACCAAATATACCTAAATTACTTTTTACAAATTTTTCACCTTCAAATTCTGATTTAGGAGTTGGTTGTACTTTTTGTTCATTAGCAGCAGCTCCAACCGAACCTGTAGTTCTTCTATCTGTAGGATTAATAAATTTACCATCTTCGTAAATTTCTTGTGTCATAGTTTTAGGTGGTGCATGATAAGCTTTATCTGCATCAATAACTTTTTGTTGTGTACCTGCACCTACAGATCCTTTAGCCATTCTATTCATAATAAATGGTAAACCATATCCACCTGCAACAACCCAAGGAACATAATCATCTGGTCTTGTAGGTTCTATCATTTGTTTAGCTAGTTCTTCAGCAGTAAATGCACTACCAAATATTTTAGCTGATTGACCAAACTTACTAAATAATAATAATGTAGATGGATCTGTAAAAGCTCCTGTAATTTTTCCTATATGATACCAAGGACTTGCATAATTATGTTCTGCATTTTTTTTTAATTTTTCTATAATAGCTGTGCTTTCAGCAGCACTTTTACTAAACATAAATAAATCATAAAAATCTGTATAATTTGCTAATTGTGGATCTTCTTTAGGATTATAAGTTTCATCTTCTGGAAAATCTTGTTTGTTTATTAAATAATCAATTGCCATTGTTGGCAAATTTTCTGTTGCAAAACCATCTGCAAAATCTTTAATAACATCAAATTGAATTGGATTTTCTCTTTGTTCTGCTAAACTTTTTGCATCAGAAGGTGTAAATGGATAAGCTGTCATTAATTCATTTTACCAAGTTTACCACCATATGAATTAATACCTCTATTATATCCTTCTAATATCCAAGCATCTAATAGTCTTTGATTTTCTGGTGGATAGTATTTATTAAATGCTTCAGATCCCATTTCATGTTCAATCATAAACTTAATTAATTTCATCATTTGATTTGAATCAAAAAAGTTTATTTGAGTATCTCTAGTAAAATTAGTTTTTTCTTCTAAAGAATCTAAATAGATAGAAGTATTTTCTGCATAACTTGTAAGTATTTCTTCTATAGTAGGTGTATCACCATATCTTTTAGTTGTATCTGTTAGAGATAATGATGAGTTATTTAACATAACTCTAACACCAGCTCTTATAGAATCAACAGGACTAGCAAATATTGCAGCTTGATTACCAGTATCTATATCAGTCATTTGACCTTCCCATGTTTGATCTGTTTTCATAACTGCCATATAGTTATTAGTCCTAAACGTAAGAGGTAATGATTTATTTTGATAATTATTATATACGTGTTGTCTAAATCCTAATTGTATATTTTGATCTGTATATGATGTTTTATGTGGAGGAAATGCAGATTCAATTAATTTGTCTTTAGGACTTATTTTCATATTACCTACAATTTGTTTATCATAAGAAACAATATCATTTATTTCATTATTTATTTTTGCTCCTTGATCATAATAATCTTCAACATTTAAATCTTTCCCAAGTACCTTAAAAATAAAACCAAAAGGTTTTACTTCTGCAGGTACATCTTTAACACCAGGAAAATCTGGGTAAAACCTATAATCAGAAGCTTCAATAAAAGTCTTCGTTGTTGCAAATAAAAATTTTCTAATCCAACCTTCAACAGCATTATCACCATCTATATATTCTCCATATTTTTCCATAAACAAGTTGAATTTTTTTTCAGCTAAAGTATTCATTAATTCAGCTCTTGATCCTGGAAGTTGATTTGATGCAAGTTTATTACTACCTAATCCTGTAGGATCAAAATAATTATCTCCTTGCGTAAGATTAATTATTTTATTTTCATGTATTAATTTTACATGATAATTTGGTTTACCATTTTTATTAAATGTACCTGTGGGTTCTATAATAAGATTTTTTTTACCATTATCTATTTCTGTTTTCATTAACTCATAAATATCTACAGGTTTAGTTTTTTTACCATCTGGTGTAATAGCTACAAAACCAAATCTTTCTTCTTGTTCTTTTGGTGTTAAATTATTTTTTAACCAATTAGCTTGTGCTATTAAAGCAGAGTCTAATCCTTGACCTGTAAATCCTACTTCTTTTTCAAAACCATGTTTAATCATAGTTATTTCACCTGTACCATTTAATCTTGTTGCAGAATAACCTTGTCTATTCATAGAGTTTAGAGCCTGCATAGAAGCTTTGTAAAACATTACTTTACCTTCATTAGTATTAATATCTATATCTTTACCACCATACATAAGAGCTAATTGTCGTTTAGTATTTTCTAACCAAACTTGTTGTACTTGTGGTGCCATTTTTGTGCCATAATACCAAAGACTTGTACTTTCTGGTATAAACATATGTGCAAATTTATTTTTACCTTTTGGAAATAAAGTTTTTTTAAGCCACCAAGTATCTGTGTTAATGTCTTGCATATTAATAGTCCAACGCATATTACTTACTGCAACATCTACATTATCATCAATATGTTTAGAAATTTTTTCTAAATCTTTATCAAAATTTTTATCACCTACAATTTTATTAAGAGTTTCTGCTTTTACTTCTCTAGATTCATTACCACCTAAAATTCCAAATTCATTAGCTTTTATATAAATATTTTCATTTTCAATTGGAACATATGGAAACATATCATTTGATTTTATATAATTATATAATGCTAAATTTTTTTCAAATTTTTCTACCATTCCTTGTGAATTAAAATTAACATTATAATTACCTTCTAATTTTTTAATTATAGCTGTTGGTTCCATATTTTGATTTTTAAATACTTCCATAACAGTAGCAAGTTGTGGATTTTCAACATCTGTTAAATTAGTATCATTAATTCCATATCTTCTTAATATAGCAGTTTGAAATAATTCCATTTGTTCATTACTTTCAAAATTATCAATTATTTCTCCATTATTAATTGCTTTACTAACTAAAGTTTGAACTTTGATATTTTTATCTACTATTTCAATAGCTTTAGGTAATTGAGTTTGAGATATATTAGGCATATTAGTAATTACCCAATTTGATGCATTACCAACTCCATCTCTAAAATTATGTACATCTAATAAAGATCCAGCATCTTGTTCTCTATCAAGATTATATTTAACATCTGCATTTTTAAGACCATTAATTTTAGCTCCTCTATGATCGTCATATAAACTTTTTACTTTAGATATAATTTTAGATCTTATTAAAGGATTTCTAATATCATTTGAGTATTTTTGAAATATAGGATTATTTACATCATCTGGAGTAACCATAAAATTATCTTGACCTGCAGCATAATTAGTAAATAGTTTAATACCTTCTACATCACCTAATTTTCTCATTAAACTAAATATTCTTAATGCTTCTATTTCAATAATATCATTATTAAGATCTTTAGCTAATTGTGTACCTTTATATCTATTTGTACCAACAAGTGTTTCTTCTGCAGTACCATAATTATGATTTAAGTTTTTAAATACTACATTTCCTATATGACTATTAATATCCATAGCACTTAAATTATCACTAGCTATAATTGTTTCTAACATTCCACCTGTATCAGTTATTGTTTGACTTTTAGTTTCTTCCCACCCTGTAAGTAAATTATTTGTTTTTTGATTTTCATAATTAGTAGTAGCATAAGACATGTTTGCTAAATTTTTTTGAGATAATAAATTTTCTGCTACACTTTTATAAACTCTTGGAGTATTAGCTAACGTAGTTTTAGAATAACTATCTATAGCATTTCTCATACCATCTGGATCAAATTTAAATTTTTCTTTTAAATCTAAATAATGATCTCTACTTGTTTTATTAAAATTATATTGCCATTCTACTTTTGCATCAGCTTCTGCTGTTTTTCTAAAAGTATCTGCTATTTCAGAAAGAGGTTTAGCTATTTCAGCTGCTATATTAGTTGTTGGAAATTTTGGTATTCCAATATTATCAGCAACACTTGCTTTTAAATTTACTAATTTTTTACCTTCTTTTAATGCCATAATTATTCTGTGTTTCCTGGATTATATGGATCAAAATAATTACCATCATCTTGCATACCACCCATGTATTGACCTTTACCTTTATATGCTTGTGCATATGATGCAGTTTTAAATCCTGCTGCTGCTATACTTGCATAACCACCAAACTCTTTTGCTTTACCCATAACTTTAGTTGTGTAAATCATAGAGTCCATTTTTTGATTACCACGCATCATATTAATTCTTATATTACCAATATCTTTTTGAGCTATTCTATCTATTTCAGATTGAACAGATAAAAAACTTCTACTATCATCATTGTAACCAGAACCTGCTACAATAGCTCTGTTAATTTTTTGTTTTTTAATAGCTTCTTCTCTAACATTATTTTGATCTTGTAGAGCTTTTAATTCATTAAATTTTTTCTCATCTTCATAAGCTTGTATTTGTGCTTTGTTTGCAGCTTTTTGAGCTTGAATACCTTGATAAGTTCCAACTGCTTGAACACCAAAACTTATTACAGCTAATGTGACTGGATCAGCACTCATGCAAAAACTACCTCCACACTCATTCCTAATATCTTAATAGGTAATGGATCATCTTGTGATAATGTTACTGTTGGACTTTTATCATAACCTAAAAAGAAAAATTCTTTCTTTTCTGTAATAGGTGTTAAGTCCGAACCACCAGTGAAATTAACTTGTTGAATTACTAAAGACTTGGCAGTTCTGTCAGCGGCTTTGACAGTTAAATCTAAAGCAGAGTTAAGATCAATGATGGCTCTCGAAATTCTTCTTGGTAATCCTGTTAATGGACCTTCTGGTAATTCTTTATCAATTGGCATAGTTTCTATAATTGGTACATAGTTAAATCCTACTTTGACTCCTGTAGCATGAGGATTATTTAATGTAATAGTATTTGAACCTGTTACAGTAAACGCACCAAGACTACTATTACCTTCTACACAATTTACAGAAGCATTAGTATATATTGAGCTAACTGTATGTAAATGTACTTTTATTAAAGTAATAACAGCATTATCTGCTGGACTAACTGCTAATGATTTATCTAAATTTAATGTATAAGATCCACCACCATTATCTGTTACTGCAGTTATTTCATATATAGTTGTATTACCAGCTATGCTAAATGTTTCATTAACTTCTGGTGCAGATGTAAAACCATCAGCTATAAGTACAGCTCCACTTTGTGAAGCTCCTTGTACTAGAGGTGTACCTCTTTGACTAACAGTAGTAGTTGCACTACAATCTAATGTAAGGTTATCATCATCTGCAAATTTTTCTAATGTATATACTGTAGATCCATTTAATATTCTTTTACAAGCAACAATTAAATATTCATTTAATGCTATTACAGAATGAAAGAAATCATTTTCTCTAGTTGACCATAATCCCCAACCTGCAATCTTTTCATCTCTTACTGAATGAAATATAGCCATAGCTCCATTATATGTTGTACCACTATTTAAGAAAAAAGCATATTGTTCTGGTCTAGTAAAGTTACCTTTTATAATAGCTATTTGTTTAGGACTATCAATAAGATGTTCTGCAAGAATAGATACAGATGTTGATTTATAACCATCTTCAATATCTGAATAAATAAATTCTCTAACTGACTTACCATTCTTTTGAACAAAACCTGCTGCTTGATCAAACATAACTGGTGCAGTTCTACCAATACCATATGGTGTTTGTCTTAATACAGCTACATTACCTGGAGTAATAGTATTGTCTGTTGCTCTTGGTACATAGTATTCACCACCATCTGTAAAAATTTGTAAATCTTTACCAGATAAAAAATGTCTTACTTCATTAACTTCAGATCCTGCAATATCTAAATCTATAGCTTCATCTGCAGCTCCACTGCCTGTATCAAAATTAAAGTATTCAGATATTCTAGATGCTAATACAGATGCAGGTCTATTTTTTACTCCACCAAACCATAATCTATTATTATGAAATGATACTGCTTGTGGAAAACCATTAATAGAAGATATAGTTTGTTCTTTCCAATTAAAATGAGGACCAGTACTTCCTGTATCTTCGATAACAGTTACTGTAATATTAGAAGCATTAGTAAATCCAGTTACAAAAACTTGTTTATCATTTACTTCTAAATATGTATTTACATAAGCAGATGTAAAATATCCAGAAGAAGATGTAAGTGTTCTACCTGTACCTGTTGCATGAGATGATAAAGTTACACTAATAGATCCATCAGCATATTTATAAAAAGGTTGTTTTGATTTATTTACACCACCTACTGTTACCGAATCATCTTCATCAAATGAAAATGTTTGAACATTAAATGCTGTTGCCGAAGATCTAAATATTTTTCTAATAGGATTATCTCTATGTGTTACAAATATTGTATCACCAAATTGTGCAAAGTTTAATTCAAACAATTGAGCTGTAGTCCAATTACAGTTTGTAGTTACATTACTAGATAATGCAGTACCACTAATATCATAAACGTCCATTCTATTATTAGACAAAGCTATAATAGCTATCTCATCATCAGAAAACACAAAAGGTATTAATCTACATTCTGCAGGAAGTGTTGCTAAATATGTAGTTCCAGGTCTTCTCATTACACCACCTTCTGCTAGTAATGAAAAGTTTCTGCATTGTTTAGCACCATTTATGTAAGCTGGAGTATCTGTACGAGTAGCAAGTAAAGGGTTAAGTTCCCCTGCTGAAAAGTTGGTTATTACAGTTTTTAGTGATCTTGCCATTATACATTAGTTCTCGTAGTATTTCGTAAGTTTATATATCTTGATGTATCTAATTTTTTGTTTGTAACTTCAGAAGCATCTATGTTTTTAGATATTAAAAATTGTCTATCTGCCATAGCTTTAAACTCTCTAATCATACCTGCATCTCTAGCAACAGAACCAGCAAATAAAGATGCTAGTTCATATTCTAATGCTAATCTAAAATGTGCAGGAAAGTATTCTTCTTCTACTCTGTAAATGTAATCAAGTATTACAGAATGATTTGATCCATATGTATTAACATAAATCATATCTTTATATCTTGTATATGGAATTATATAATCATTAACTGATAATGAAACTATATGTAAGACTCCAGGATTTGCAGGTAATTGATATGCATATTCATATTTAGCTTCTGGAGCTGTAGATAATAAAGATAATTGTTTTTGATTAGTTGCAAACTTCCATCTATGTCTGCTTAAAGATGCTTCTACAACATCTTCATATACGTTTGATGCAACAAGAGCTTCTGTACTACCATCAGAGAAAGAAGATATAGGTGAAGCTCCTATCATTACTAATGCTCTTGCACATATATCTACTTTTGTTGTTGCCATAAA